AATGGAATCATAGTACCATCGGTACTTACAAAGCTAATATTTGAGGGTTGTGTTTCGAATTGTTTTAATTTTTGAAGTGCGTCGTCAATATCACCTACTACAAATGTTCCACCTTTTTTAAGTTCTAAAGGTTTTTGATCTTTTATTATACGACGTAAAATATCTATACGGGGCTCACCCGTACCTGAGTTTGGTTTTTGCAGCTCTTTAGCACTTAATGCCGTTGCTTCAGATATTTGAAAAGATTTGAAATCAAACATAGTAGTCCTTTTAAATTATACACTACTATTTATAATATATAGTAACTTAAATTTTTGTTTTTTCATCTGCTTTATAAAAATCAGGATTTGGTACTACATTACCATTAAAATCCATTTTTATAATGTCAGTATTTTCAAGCATTTCTAACATATTTTCACTACCTTCACGTATGCCAATTCTGTAAGATGAATATCCTACACCAATTATACATACTGAAAATATAAGTAAATATTCTAACATTCTAGATCCTTGTTAGTTCTGAGTGTAATCCTTTTCCAACCATTGCTGAATGAAACTTTAAAGCTTCTTTAGCTGATTCAAAAAGGTATTCGGCAACTAGTTTTTTAGTTTCTTTATTAGTTGCAATAACTTTATACATTTTTTTATCGTCTTTCATGTACATATACATCCAATCTTTCTGCGTGTCTTAATGGAAGTGATTGATCATAGCCTCTAAATCCTCTACCATCTAAAATAGAATGTTTAGTTCTAGGACCTCTTCCTTGTAGTTTAACTCTATATCTAGGTAGTGTTGGAGCTGGTTTATCAGACCAACCTGTATTATACCTATATTCAGCAATTTGTTCGTTTCTTTTATTAATTTTATTTATTGAACTAATTGTCTTTCTAATTGTTTCTATTTCTAACATATCACCAGCACATTTTACATCTGCTGTCATTATATAACTATCACTTCTTTTCATACTAATACCCCGATGTTACACATGAATACGCTTCAGAACAATCTATTGTTCCACACACACATTCGTTTCTTTCTGCTCTTGCTTGTTCTTCTTGCTCCTCTTGCCAGGTGGGAGCTCCAACCATATCTCTAATCATATCTTCATTCATCTTGACATCTCCTCAAATCTTTTCATTATTAATTTTTCTTTTAATGCATCCATATCAGCGAATGCAAAGAACTCGTCCCACGAATCAGAACTTGGAGATACACCCCACATTGATTCAGGTCTATCCATTACTTCATTAACAACCATCATACCAGATAATTGTTCGACCTCTTCAGCTATCTGCTCGAGGATTTGATCGTTTACTATATTACTCATTTTCACTCCTTTTTAATTTTATAATATTATTATACCATAGTTTAACTGATTTGTACACAGTTATTTTATTTAATTGCTTGTTTGATTTCATCTCTTATAATTCCAGACATTTGAAATGCATTGAAATCACCAGAAGCTGATACACCAAAGTCGCTATCATTAATTACTAGTTTGTAATATTTTGAACCGCTTAGAAATTCTTTAAAAGCGTTTTCAATATATTTACCACTAATCCAAAATTTATTAGATTGACCTTTGACTGGATTTAGATTATATCCTAATTCATGTCTTAAGAAATCTTTTATTTTCTCAGCTGAGAAAGATTTATTTTGGTTATTCGACTTTGCTATTATATTATAATTTTTCATATTTACTCCATTTATCATATTATAGTTATACTATACCATAGATTAGAGCAAATGTAAACAGTTTTATTGAAATTGTTACACAATTGTAACAAAACTATGCTAAATTACATCATCTAGAGGGAATAATTGATAAATTGCCTCGGCACAAGCCTTTGCAATATCAATGTGTTCCTTTTGAGTACCATTTTCTGATCTGAGTTGAATATAATGAATCCAAGATCTTAAGGTTCCATTTACATACATACGTGACATTGTTAAACCTTCAGGTAAAACCGCTCGAGCTTGTTCTTTAGCAATACCTGCTTGTATAGCCCAATCATATGCATGTTTGCATCTTTCAATAATGACTTCTTGATAAGATTCCCATATATGATTTATTGAATCTTCCATGGGAATTTCTATTGAGTTTTGACGATTTTTAGTATCTTGTAATCTAGCTTGCCTAGTTACAAAGTTTAAATCTTCGGTAGGATCGGCATATCGCTGACTGAACTCTTGAAATGAAAAAGATCTATGCCTCAAGATCTGTCGAGCGATATCCCGTGTTGTTTCAATTTCCATACAAACATTGGCCATCTCGAGAGGTGACCAATGCTTATTTTTAATCAAATATTTAATCAATTTTTCGGCGGTCTTGTTATTGTTTTGATTGCCAGGATTAGAAACCCTTGCACAATAAGCAACCAAATTTATCAAATCATCATCTAAATTTTCATCAATCATTGGTCTGCTATACGAGACCACACGAACATTAAACATTCATTAACCCTCAGCTTTAACTAGAGTATATATTCCATATCCTAAACCGACCCATGCTGCTATTTTAGCGAGGCCACCGAATAAAATAACTGATCCACAGATTGCAATAAGTGCAACACCATCAAGTGATGTTCTTTCACCTATTCTATCCATAAGCCAGTTTTTTGCGTTTAGTAACATATCCATATATTTTTCTCCTATACTTTAAAATCCGCAAACGTGTCTTTTCTTTCATTATCCCCCCACGTTGCGATTGGTTTATCGGGAATACTCATATCTGACATTATGTCTGATTGAGCAGATTCTTCTACATCGTATAACTTCATCCTAGCACGATCAATACCAACGACAAAACGTTTGTACTTGGTAGGATCATTATAACGATTTTTAAGTTGCTTGACCATCACCTGATTTAGTTCATCCAATTCCTCAGTTGAAATTAAAGCAAACATCAAATCAGCAGTGGCTGGTAAGCCAAAGGATTCAGAAGTATCTTCAAGTCCTACGTCAGTATTACTAAAACCTGACCTTGTTGTTTGAGTTGCCGACATAATCGGTAATTTAAACTCAATAGCCAAGCCACGTAATTCTTCAGCAATTGCTTTTACGTAAGTATAACTATTTATACTTCCGCCCATACTTCTCATCCTAGATGATGCACAAATATTTAAATAATCAATATAGATCATATCAGGACTAAAGTTCTTTTTTAGTTTAAGTTCTTTTAATAAAGCCCTGAAGTGACCCGCATGTGCAGCACCTGTTGGATATTCTTTTACAATTAATTTACCAATTGTTCCTTTAGCGATTTTACCTATTTTTTCGTTGAATACATTTTTTGGTAGATTAGATAGTTGTTGTATTGGTAAGTCCATTAGATTAGCATCGATTCTTTCAGCAATTCTTTCTTCGGCCATTTCTAAAGTAATGTATAAAACGTTTTTACCTTGTGTTAATACTGATGCAGCATTATGACACATAAACAAAGATTTACCTACACCGGTACCAGCTAAACAAATATTTAATGTTTTATTTGGTATACCGCCTTTTGTAATTTTATTGAAATAATCTAAATCAAACGGGATTCTTTCTTCTTTTCTATTGTAAAAATCAAAACGACCATCCGAATCATCAATATAATCATGGCCGATTGCTTGATCAAATGAAACACCTAGTGCATCTGATAATATTTCTGGTATTGCACCTTCAGTTTTTTCTTTGTCTTTACCATCTATTATTTGAATAGATTCCATAATCGCATTATATACGGCACGATCACGACACCATTTTTCAGTTTCTTCAATTAAATAATCAGTATCAACATCGGTTTTTAAATTAATTTCACTAATAAGATTGGAGGCCAGATTTAATGAATCTTCTGGCGCAGAGATTTTTTTAAGTTCTAACTCAAGTATTTTACCAGTAGGTAGTTTATTATGTTTAGATACAAACCCTACTATAAGGTCAAATACTAATTTGTGTACACCTTCAAAATAATTTTTTTCAATATATGGAATTACTCTTCGGCAATACTCTTCATTGTTAAGTAGATGACTCAGTACGTGAGTCGGTAGTTGATTTTCCAATTGTTCCCTCATTAATAATATGTTTTAATAGATCACCAAGATAATTATTAAAGTCTTTATCTTCTCTTAAATCATCATGATCATAATCACCTGGATCAACAATATTATATGTAAACTGTAAAGTCGCCATATCTAATTGTTGATCTTCTAATATTTTTACAGTTCCATAGATTACCATTACATTTTCGTATGGTGATTCTTTTGTAAACTTTAAAGCGTAAAAATCTGAATCAGGATGTTCTTGCGTAGTGTAATGGCTATCCATCTTCTCCTTCCACATCAAGTTCAATATCTAATAGTGGTTTGTGACCAATTTGATAATATGACTTTAAGAACTTTTTGAAATCAGTTTCTTTAAAGATTGGATCCCAAAATTCTTTTGTAAGTGTATCTTTTTCTCTAACTTTTGGATCAATAATTTCACCAGTGGCATGATCAACTTTCGCATACCAACCCATAGATGGTTTAGTAACATAGCCACCAGCCAAGGCAACATCAAGCAAGCCAGAGTAAGGTTCAATACCACCTTCCCAGCTACAACTAATAGGTACTTTCGATTTTTCTTTAACAAATCTAGATTTTTCGACATTAATAACAAAATTATATCCTTTTACTTCGGTTCCTTTTTTAACTTGTTGTCTACCAAGAATCCAAATGTTATCAGCAGAATAGTAAATACCTGTACCGCCTGATACAATTGCTTTTGGAAATAATCCAATTTCTTGATACGTATGGTTTACTGCAAGCAATGGAATATTTTTCATAGTTAGATAAGGTGTAACCATTCTAAATAAACCTTTTAGTGCTTTTGCCCTTGACATATCAGCCACTGACTTTTCATTAAGTGCATCTTCTAATTCTTTCTTAGATGCAAGATTACCAATAGAATCGATAACAATAACAACTTTATCTCCTCTATCAATATTATCTAGTTGACTTACTAGATCAAATTTTAATTGTTCGACATCAACAATAGGAGTATGTAATACTCTACTTGTATCAATACCAAATGCTTCAAAATATGATTGTGGTGAACCAAATTCTGAATCATAAAATAATAACACTGCATCTTCGTGTTCTTTTAGATAAGCTGCTGCCATAAGTAATGCAAATGATGTTTTAAAGTGTTTACTTGGACCAGCCAATACTGTTAGACCTGAAGTAAGACCACCATCTGGATCACCTGACAATGCAACATTAACCATAGGTACATCTGTTGGCACCATATCTTTTTCAGTAAAGAATTCTGATTTGTTAAGTTCTTTTGTAAACTTTATTTTAGAATTCTTTTTAAGTTTATCC